GACTTGATGTCGGTGATCGTCTCCAGCGGCGTCGACCCGCTGACGATGACGATCTCGACCTCCTGCCCTTTAATTCGTGTCTCAGCCACTTGACCCTCCTCAAAGCAAAAGGCGCATGACCGGAGGGAATCAACAACCCCACCCAGGTCACGCGCCCTATCCCACCCGAAAGGTGGTGCAGCCGTGTAGATGCCAGGCTACTTCGCGGGTCGTCCCGCGTCAAGCTGCGCCGGCATCATGGTGCCTTCTTTGCCGCGAGGATGCCGCCGTCTTCGACCAGCAGTAGCCAGCGCGTACCGTCCGGCGAGGTGAGGCTGATGCGGTCGAGCAGCGCACGTCCGGCCGAGTCGAGGAAACCCGCTGCATCTTCGGTCGCGAGTGCGTGCTGCGCGTCGCCGCCGCGCTCCCCGTGCTGCCCATCCGTCGCCAGCACGCCGACTTGCACGTCATTGCCGTTGACGAGGATGGAGCCGTCCTTGTTGCCGACGACACCAGGGTCGCCCTGCGGCCCTTGCGGCCCCTGCGAGCCAGGTGGCCCCATCGGCCCCTGTGGTCCGGACTCACCCTGCGCGCCAGGCGGCCCAGGGTCGCCCTGTGGGCCGGGCACGGAAGGGCCAGGCGGCCCGTCTGAACCGGTGGCACCTGCCGCGCCTGCCGGGCCTACAGGCCCGGCGTCGCCGGCCACCCCAGGCACGCCGACGAGATCTGCGCGGGGTAGGAAGATGATCAGGGCGGAAAGATCCGATGGCAGCGGAACCGGGTCGCCGCCCGGCGTGAGGTCGACCAGCTCCAGCGCGTTGCCGATGACACCAGCACCGCCGAGCGCCGCCTCGACGTTGGCCTTGGTGTCGGGGACGATGCACATGCCGCCGGCCGCCAGCACGCCAGGGGCCGGCAGCGTGTACGGCGGCGGCAGGATGATCCCCGTCGCCAGCTTATTCTTGACCAGTGTCGCGGCCATGGCGGCGGACGACTACGCGTTGTAGAGCAACAGGTAGTCGTGGACACCGTTCGGCACGGTCGTCGGCAAGAAGCCGCTGTTGGCCGAGTCGATGGTCACGGCCTCGATGGCGCTGTCGGTGAACAGGATGCCGGTCCCCGCCGACATCTTCGGCGACACGCCCAGCTTGTTGCCCTGGCCGATGGACGCGGTGTCGACCGTGCCAGCGACGATGGTCTTGGCCGCAGCCGTGACCGTCTTGAAGATCTTGACGCCCGCCACGGTCGCGCCCGGAGTCGAGAGGAACGTCTCGCTGATGTCGCCACCGAACTGGTTGATGCCGAAGACGTTCACGTCACCGCCCTGCCAGCCGGCCGCGAACGTGACTGACAGGTTGCGCGGGATGGCCGGGCTGGTGAACACGCCAACGAACTGGTTGGCCGCGCTCTCCTGCACCGCCGCGTGGACGTTGGCCACCGCCGCTGCCGCCGCGTTGTCGATGGCGAACAGCGTCGAGTCCGCCTGTCCGCCGTTGGCCGCGATGTCCGGCGTGGCGCTGTCGGGCGCGGCCGTGAGGGTCAGACAGCGCGAGATGGCTGCACCACCACCGAGCTTGGCGGCGATGTTGGCTGCTGTGTCACCGATGACCACCGTGTCGCCCGACTGGAGGACGCGGTTGTACGGAGGCGGCAACGTGATGGCCGACTCCACGAGAATGTTCCGAACGACGGTGTTCGCCATGATCTCTGTCTCCTTGTAGGCGGTACGGTACTACGCCGCGGTCGCGATGACGACACCCTCACCGATTTCGGTCTGGATGACGATGAAGTCCGCGGTCGAGAGCGTCCGCACGCGGATGATGATGACGAAGATGCCGGCCGCTTCCAAGGTCGGCGTGTTGCCGCTCTTGGAGTCGATCTCGTAGGCGTTGATGCGTGACGCCGACGGGTTGTTGGGTGACAGCAGCCCATTCAGGAACGCGTCGACTTCACCGACCGCCGCATCCTTGAGGTTCTGGGTGAGCGGCAGCTTCGAGAACGCCAGCAGCGAACGCGCCACCGAGTCCTGAATGAAGTCGGCTACACGCCGACGGTTGATGTTCTTCTGGCCGGACGTGAGCGAGGTGGTCACGCCCGACTGGATGAGCGGCCCGTAGGCTCGGTCGATTCGCGGCGCGGCGATGCCCTTCGCCCGGAGCTGGATGTACTCGTTCAGGCCGAGCACGCCGGTGAGTCCGCGCTGGAGGTTGAGGATCGGCGCGAGCAACCCGGGCACAGGCGGTGACACCTGGCCGGGGTTGCGCTCTGGTGGCAGGTTGGACAGCACCACCGTGAGCCAGCCGTCACTCGAAACGTCGAGCACACCGTCAGTGTACGACAGACCGTCCGCACCCTTGAGGGAGAAGCCGACCGCCTCGGGCACGAACGTCTGCACGCCCGGCCACGAGTAGTCGACACGCTCGTCCCGGTTCGAGCCCACGCCGGGAGCCACGTCACCCGTGATCGTGGCGAGGCTCACGGTGTCGAGCGGCGGGCTGATCTGCACGGTGCGCGTGAGCGCGCGCGAACTGGCGTCAAGCACATGCTGCTTGAGTTTGGACGCGATGTTGGTGCTCTTGCGCGCCGCCCACAGCAGGTTGACCGTCTGGCCGGGATCCTTCTCGTCGAGCAACGAGTCGATGGCCGTCGAATAAAGCGCGTCGATGGCCGCGGCGTTGGGTGCGTTCGGCGTCTGCACCGATGCAACGAAGATCAGGCCAGCGGCGTTGGTGGTCGTACGCGCGGTGAGCCCCGATAGCGGGTCGGCACCGGAGCGCGTGACGACTGGCGGGATCACAGTCGGGGTGAGCAGCGTGGCCGTCGCGATGGTCGCGTCGAGCGGACGCGCCGGCACCCTGTAGCCCTGCTCCTCGGAGAGCTGGTGGTTGGCCCCAGTGTCCGCGTCGCTCGCCTGGTGGACGCGGTACGGCAGGGCCGTCGCCGCGAACCAGTTGGTCGAGGTGAAGTTGGTGCCGTCTTGCCGCTCCAGCGTGAGCGAAGTAGCGCCACCGACGGACACGACGCGGTAGGTGTTCGCGTCGTTGAGAAGCGTCACGTTCGAGGCCAGAACGTGCGCCGCGGCGGCAGTGCCGAACAGGCCACGCACCAGGCCGGTGAAGCTGGTGGCCGTCTTGGCTGCGTAAGAAATGATCTCCAGGTCGATCTGGAAGAAGCCGCTCGCGGGGTACTCGTCGGTGCTGACGACGTTGGCCGTGACCGCACCAATCAGCAGCGGATTGTCGGTGATGGTGGTCGCGATGACGCCGACGAACGAGCGGTCGAGCACCACCGCGTCACCCTCAGCCACGCCCGCGTTCACGAAGTCGCCGAGCGCGGATGTGAACACCTGCGTCGGCGCAGGCAGACCCGCGGGCACAACCACGCCGTCGATGCCGGTCTTGCGCGTGTCGAGCGACGTGAACACGACACGGGCTGCGCCACGCGCCCGGTTCGCGCCGGACTTGAACTCGCGACCAGCGAGCACCTGCGCGGCCTGCACCGGGACGACAGGTGTGGGGTCGTTGTTGGCCTTGTTGGTCGGGAGCTGCCGCCACATGCGGATGCCCTTCGACGAGGCGTTGTTCACCGGCACGATCACGAGCGCGGAGAACTTCTTGTTTCGCGTGGCGACGAAGCCGTTGCCCATGTCGCCGCCGAACTCACCCAGCGTCTCGTCCCAGCCGCCGACCTTGTTGGCCATGTCCTGCGCCGAGAAGATCTGCACGGGCTGCGCCTTCGTTGTCACGTTCCCGTTGTCGTCTACCGACACGCCGTAGGTCACATCGGCAAACTCGCCCACTACGCACGCGACGCCAGTGCCCACGCCGTTGATCGAGCCGGGTGGAGGCGAGTCCACGATGTCCACGCCCTCGATCTGCTGGATGACTTCCACCGCGGGGAAGAAGCCGAATCGCCTTATAAATCCCGCCATGACGACCTCCCGCCCGAGGGCGCGAACATCGGCGCACTGGAGCGCCGGCAACAGGTTTGAAACGCCTACATCCTACAGAGGCACGTTGCCTCGGTCTAGCTTTCCTCGTCCACCGTGATCTTTGCAGTCATCTTCGCGTCCGGCAGCTCGATGAGCCTCAGCACCGGCACCTGGCCGCGCACCTTTACCAGCGCCTTGCGGAACCTCCGCATGGCATTCTCCTCGCTGTCGTCGTAGTCCATAGAGATCGGCTCGTACTGCGCCCGTGCATTGAAATAGTGCGGCAGCTCCAGCAGGAAGCCGTAGCGACTGTCGAAGGGAGACAGCAGTCGATCCTCCAACATCGCCATGATCGCGGCGCGCTCCTTGGGGTCGTTGCACCACACCTCGACGGTCATGTCGACCACGAACTCAGCTGAGGCGAGGATGTACCGCTGATCCGGGGTGACAATGCGCGGGCCGCGGCCGGGCGTGAACCTGCTGGAGTCGTAGCTGCCCGAAGTCGCAAGCACGGCTGCGGCTGGGTACTCGGCCAGCTCCTCAGGCTGCGCCCACACGGAGAACACCCGGCGGAACGCTAGCGGCCGGCCGCCGGTACCGGAAGTGGTCATGCCGCCCAGGTACTCAGCTAGCCCACGGGTGAGCGCCGTGCGCGCGTCCGTCTCACGGTTGATCGTGAAGATGTGCGGCTCACCGGGCTGTACGAGTCGGCTCGGGCCACCGATGGACGGCTGTGTTGGCGCGCCAGGCGGCGTCGAGGTCGGGGCTGTGACCTTCTTCTGCGGTGGGCAGGATGCGGCGCTCATGGGTGTGCCAGCTTCGCTTCCAACTCACGCAGGATCTCGTCTTCCACAGCAGCGATCAACCTGGGCAGCGCATTGTTCATCACCAGCTTGCCGGCGATGCCGCGCTTGGCGATGGAGCGCGCCACACCGAACGCAGCGGCCTCGGCTTCCTTGCGGGACAGCCCGCGCGCTCGCTGGAGCCACTTGGCGATCACCTGCACCGGCGGCATGCGCGCGCCCGCGCGCCGCCCCAGCTCGATGATGCCGGCGTAGGGTGAGACGTTGAAGATGCGTGCGCCCGTGTCCGTCGGGGCCGACTGCCAGGCGCGCAAGTAGTATCCGGTGTCGAAAACCTTGGCCGTGCGCGTGGCCTCTTGCATGATGACAACGCAGCGCGCCGCGCCCGACACCATGCCACGCTTGACCGTCGGAATGAAGTCCGCGGCAAGACGGCGCGCTTGCTCTGCGAACTTGTTCATAGGCACCTTGATGGTCGCCATCAGCGCGGCTCCCCGGTGCGTGATCGGCCCTCATGGGCCTGCTCCAGGCGGATCTGCCACTGGAACTGGTCGGGCAAGTAGTTCGGTGCCGAGCGCAGGAAGAAGCGACGCCGCTCGCCGGGCCGACTGTCCGGGCGCGGGAACTCGATCTCGAAGTAGACCTGCTCGTCATCGGGCACCGGCGAGCCATCGATGTCGAGCCCGCGAAGCTGGTCTTCGGTGTAGCGCCCGCTCACCTCGGTGAGCAAGATGCTGCCGATCTCATCGAGGCCGACAGGATTGACGACCTCGGTGAGTGCGGTCAGGTCTGATACGCGCGGCGTGGGCAGGATTGGGAACTCGTTGAGCACGAACTCCCCGCCGTCGCCGCGCTCGTCGTCAGTCCACTTGGTGCGGATGATCCGGACCAAGTACGGACGCAGGCCGAACTGCACGCGTAGATCCCGCAGGCTGTCGGCCACCGGGATGAGCTGCCGCGCAAGCGTGTTCTGACCGCTGCCGAGCGTGAACTTCTGACACCCACCGCACGAACAAGGCGTGCATCCGCACGACACGGGCTACCCGCTGACCGGCACGTTGCCGACGCCACCCATGCCGCCGGAGAACCGTGCGGCGTAGGGGTACAGCGGCACACGCAGCGTCTCGGCTAGCCGGCGCGCCCAGCGGTAATACTCGCGCTCCAGCTTGTCGGGCTCGTTCTCGCGCAGCTCCAGATCACCGAGACGGATGGCGGCCAGGCGATCCTGCGCGGCGACCAGCCGGCACTCGATGCCGTCCATGACGGCGAGCAACTTGCGCACGCGTTCCTCAGCAGGCTGCGGCAGCAGGTCCATCGCCTTCTCGACGATGAACAAGGGCTGAATCAGCGCCGGCAGGCCGAACGAAATCGCTGCCGCCGGGTCGGCTGAACCGTACCCCAGGTGGTAGCGAATGCGCTCCTTCTCGGCTTCGGTGAACATGGCCAGCCTCTCGCTACCAGCGTACCACGCCGGCTACTCGACCGGCTCCAGCTCGACGCCCTGCTCGACCAGCCGAGCGATGCCTGGCGCGCCACCGTAGCCGGCGGCCTCGATCACCTTGCCGGCGCGCAGCGTCGTCATGCCACCGCGCAGTACGATCATCTTGGTGGTCTTGACGCGAAAACGCGTTGCCGCGGCTACCTGTGCGGATGGCTGTGGCAGCTCGCGCGCGGCCGGCCGGATGACCGGGGGCTGCGGCGCAGGCGGTGGCCGGGGTGCCGGTGATGGAGGCGCAGGCACATCCTCGCCAGGGCGGCCCGGTGGGGCGACCACGGCCGGTGGGGCGGTCTTGGGCTCGGGCGGCAGCGGGCGCGCCATGGGCGTGGCGGCAGCCCGTTCAGCAGCTCGCCGCCGGATCACTGAAGGGGCCTCGATCTTGGCCGCCTCCACCGGGTCGAACTTGGCCGAACTCACGCGGTTGCTCCGCGCATAAAAGGGTGACGGCGGGACGGAACGAGTGACGCGAGGGAAACCGCCGATACCCTCGGCGTAGGGGAGCCCTCGTTCAGATTCGTTCCGTCCCAGTCAGGCAGGGCGATGAGCCCGAAGGCTCGATGCTGTCCGAAGACAGCGGGTGCTCTGCGTGCGACCTTGCCAGACAAGTCAGCCGAAGCATCAAGGTCAGGCATGCCATCTAGGTGGTCGCGGTTCCATGGCAAAGCCAGGGTTTGCGACCGAGGACCAACATAGCAAGGATCTTCCGACCGGGGAAGGTTCAAGCATGGAGTTGGTCCGAATGTCTGCCCCGGGGTGTGCGCGCAGGACACAAGGTCCAAACGCAACGGGGCAGAGGGTCCGTCGGGAACGCACACCAGTGCGTGACCCGGAAATCCCACCAAAGGTGAGGACACGGACCAAACGGCATCCGAAGATGCCGAATCAGGTAGGGGCGAACGGTCCAGCGGACCTCCTCGCGCGGGTACTTAGACCGCGCTGTGCTCGATGGCCACGACGCGCTTGTAGCGCGCGGCGTCGCCGGTGGTCGAGTCGGTGCGCACCGGCCAGTCGCCGATGAACTTCCACGCGGCGGACACGGTGTCCTGAAGGCGGTTCAGCGGCGCGCGGATGACCAGCTTGATCCGCTCGGTCGACACCTCGATGGAGTTGTTCGAGATGCGGGGCTCGCCCACGCGACCAGTCACGCCAGCCTCGGTGAGAAGCTGGTCGAGATCCTGGTAGTACTCGTAGATCGCGCCCTGGCCCACGAACAGTGGGCGCTCGATCTTCACGCCGGTCGTCGCGCCGTTGTTGAACAGCTCGGGCGCGAATGGGTCGTTGAGCGAGAAGCTCGCCGTCGCGCCGCCCACCACGGTGTCGGTCGCCGGGTTCTCCGAGTTGCGGAAGAACACGGTGCCGAGCAGCTCGCCGAGTGCGAACTGCCGGTACATGAAGAAGTCCGGCAGCGAGGTCAGCAGGCGCTGGAACTCGGGGTCGGAGAACACCTGTGCCTGCGAGGTCGGCGACAGGTGGCAGTGGAAGCGCCCGTCCGCCTGCTCGGGCACGTTCTGCTGCCAGAAGCGCGCGACGACCGCGCGCACGTCGGCCAGGCGCAGGATGTCGCCTGTGGTCACGTCATCGACGCGGAAGCCGCCGCCGACGCGCTGGATGAAGGTCGCGTCGTTGGACACCACTGGGTCGCGGTCGGCCACGGTGACGGCGGCTGACAGCGCCAGGGTGCCAGGGCCGATCTCGTCGCCAGCGTTGTCGGGGGTGAACCCGATCACGTTGACGGCGGTCGCCAGCGCCGGGCCGACACGAATCGCGAGCGGGTTGGAGCCCGACACGATGTCGTAGCGGACGGTCGAGCCGCCGGTGCGCGAACGCGTGAAGCCGTTCACGCGCTTCACGCGCAGCGTGGTCACGGCCACCTGCGCGCCGTCGGCCACGGACTGCCCCGACCCGGCCGCGTTGTAGAGCTTGTTGCGGACGAGGCGGTTGAGCGTCTGCCCGGCCTGGAGGCCGAGCTGCTTGGCGTTCCGCAGGAACAGGTTGGCGATGGCCGTGATGCTCGACGGCATGTGCGTGTCGGGCGCGGCACCGGCGTACTGCTGGAGCTGCGCAGTCCACTGCTCCTTCTGGTAGTCAGCCGGCACCGGGTCGGTGCCAGGAATCAGCGGCATGAGCTGCGGCGTCATCAGGCCGACGCCGGTGAACACCATCGTGTCACCGACGTTGGCCGGCCAAAGCTGTGGTGACGACTCGCCGCGGAACAGCAGCCGCGGGAACAAGGCGTCATGGAAGGCGCGCTCCAGCAGGTTCTCCTGCACGAGCGCGCGGATGTCGGGGGCTTGGATGATTGTGGAAAAGTCGGGCACCGTTGCTCTCCTGTCGCTGGCAAGGGCGCAGTGCCCCCGCGGTTAAAACACTATCACAGCTTTCACAGCGGCAGAAGAAACGCGCGCTACGCCGAGTCAGGATTGAGTCCCCGCTTGCGCAGGTGCTCCTGGTACTCCTGTTGCGACATCGTGCGTGCGTCGATCTGCCCGTTCTTTGCAGCGGTCGCCGCGGCGGCACCAGGCTTCGGAGCAGGCGGTACTGTCCCGCCTGCCGTCCCGGTCGTCGCAGGCTTCACGACTTCCCCGAACAGGTACGGCTTCTGCTCACGCAGGCCGGTGAAGAACTTGGACTCGTCGAAGTCCTTGAGTTCCTCCTCCGACTTCCCTTCGACGTGCCGGTTCAGCAGGCGTACCGCGTAGTCCACGTCGTTGATGCCCGACGCGATGGCTGACTCACGGAGCTGCATCTCGGTCTGGAGCGACTCGTTCTTCTGGCGCTCCTGCCGATACCGCTTGTCGTTGACAGCGGCCGTGCGCTTGGCGGCTTCCACGTCGGCGACGAGCTTGGTGCGCTCCTTCTCCCACGCGGCCTGTGCCCGGCGAGACATGCCGTCGGGCGCAGGACCGGGATCACGGTGTCCACCACCGCCGTCGCCGGTCTGCTTCTTCTGCTGCTGCTGGCCTTGGCCACCGCCTTGCGGCGCGGGCTTGGGGGCCGCAGACTGCCGGCCAGCCAGGAACGCCTGCATCTCCTCGATTGAGTCGAAGCCGTGCGCCTTGGCCGCTTCCGTCAGCGCCTGCTTGGCACCGCGGTCGCGCTCCTCCTTCTTGATGCGCCCCATGGTGCTCTGGGCGATCACGAGGTTCTTGCCCTGCCCCTGCTGACCTTGTGGCTGCTGCTGTCCTGCCGGCTTGCCTTGCGGCGCAGCCGTGTCGGGGGGATCAACTGCGGTCCCGTCCTGTACTTCGTTTCCGTCATTGTCGAGCGGCATCGCGTCCTCTTTGCCCTTGGGTGCTCCCCGTCCGGTCGTTTACCGGCTGTTAACCGCCGCCGTGCGCGTTGCACGACGAAGATCACTGCCGGGCTTCCAGTCGGCGAGTCGCTCGTTGACCCGGTAGTTTCTCTTGCGCGCGGAACATCCGCACGCAGGCGTCCGGGTAGAAAACGTCGGCCTCGAACTACGAGGTCGGCGCGTACACGGTGTCGGGGTCGATGGCCGCGCGCGCGGCCCACACGATGATCGCGGTGGTGACGGCCGCCTCGAAGGTCAGCACGTCGCCCGCATCGGCGAGCGCGACCACGGTGGCGGACGGCGCGGCAGCCGCGTCGCCGATCTGGCGCAGGCCAGCGGCGGCAGCACCGGCGGTCACGCGCACCGACTGCACGCTCAGCGCGGCCTTCTTGGCCGTGGTCTGCGTGAGCAGGTTGATGGTCGTCGCGGGCACGGCCAGCGTGATCGTCTCCTTGTACGGCTCCACCATGTCGCCCATCAGGATCTTGCGCTGGGCAGTCGCCTGATGGCCGGGCTCACCGGAGTTGAGTGCGTTGCGGATGCTGTCGATTGCGGTTGCGGTCACGGACATGGTTCTTTCCTCCGGTTGAGAGCGCGGGCTTACGCTTTCTCGCCCAGCAGCACCTTGCACGTCACGGTGCCCGAGCCCGCAACGCGAGTCAAGTCCGCTGCGGTGATGGGCACCGCCGAGGACATCAGGATGATGAGTGGGTCGAACGGTATGGCTTGCGCCGCACCATCCGTTGAGGTGGCTCGCAGACGCACCTTCCCACCAGTCGCACGGATCACGAGAACATGCGCAGCGGCGAGGTCGCCGAACGCCAGTGCCTCGGGTGCGTCGGTGTCGAGCGTGACGGTGAGCACCTGCACCGCCTTGAGAACGAGTTGCTCATCGAGAGGTGCGTCGATGATCGGGTCACCCGACGGTGAGCCCGAGGCCGGCTGCACTTGGTAGCAGCCGGTGAGCGAGAAGATAGAGGCCATCAGCTGCGGCTACTTGCCGCCGCCGAGCGCGAACGGCGTGGGGTCCGGTGCCTTTGGCATGGCGACCGTCGGCAGCAGCGGCTCCTGATTGCCGGTGCGAGGCACGTTGCACTCGTGCTTGCCGTGCGCCGCGTCGTAGGCGTCGGTCACGTCCTGGATCGCCTTGCCCTGGCCGACGTTGCTCATGTCGTTGTCCATCGCGTCACTCCTTCTACTTGCTGCTCTTGATCGTGAACGGATCGGGTTCGGGCGGCGACGGCATGTTGCTGTCGGCGACCGCCGGCTTCTGTTGGACGTACTTCCCGTGCTCGGCGTCGTACAGGTCGACGACCTCACGGTTGTCACCCTGACCAGCGCCCTTGAAATCCTGCTCGTTCGGCATGTGCGTGTCCTTACTTGCCGAGCACGAAGGGAGTCTCGTGGTCGGACGGCATGTTGGTTGAAGCGATCGAGGGTGCCTGCTCCTTGTACGGATCGACGGGCAGCCCCGGCATCGACGGATGGCCGGCGCGCGCGGCGTCGCCTTCCATGTCCACGCCACCGTCGAAGCCACTGCGCTCGACGCCCATCTTCTCGGCCTGCGTGCGCGACGTGCGCGTGCCTGGTCCCTTGTGCATCGGCGTCTCCTACTTACCCTTCAGGGTGAAGGGCTGGTTGTTCTCCTGCTCGAAGCTGGAGCGCGAAGGCATCGACTCGTCCCACGTCTTGCTACCGCCATTCCCCGGCGGTGCCTCGGTGGGACGCGCGAACGTAGGTGACAGACCCAGGCCCGACGGTTGGTTGAAGTTCCGGTAGACGGACTCGCTCGATGCGATGCCCTTCTGGAACTCCTGCTCCTCGGGGGTCAAGCGCGGGTACTCAGGCCACGCGCCCTCACCACGCTGCGCGCGGTCGACGGCGGCCTGGTACTCGTCTGCGCGCTGCTTCTCCGCGGCGGTGTCGACGATCATGAAGCCCATGGGGAAAGCCTACAGGTGGGGACGCGCTGGTGCAAGAGGAAGGGTTAACCGACCTCGCCACCCATGGCCTTGTAGACGTGGGCAACCACCGCGTAGGGCTGGTCGTAATCGTCCCAGGACTTCTCGACGGCGTTCTTCGCGCGCTCCCAGGTGGCCTCGTCGTTGACCCACGCGGGCGGGTTGCCGTCCGTCTCCGGATCGTAGCCGTCGAGGTGATCCATCAGGTCGGGGTCGGTCTTGCCGGCCGCGACCTGCGCGCCCACGCGCGCGGCGATCTCGTCGTCGGACTCGTTCTCGTCTTCCTCGTCGTCGTCGAGGTCATCCTCGTCGGGCTCGTCGTGGGTGGCCTCGTCGGGCTTCTGCTGGCCCGGCTGCTGACCCTTCTTGCCGAAGGGCTTGGCCTTGTCACCGCCACCGCCCTTGCCGTCACGTTCCGCGAACTGCTTCAGCTTCTTCGCGTCCATCGCCATGCGCCGAGCTTATGCCCGAGTCGATTACGATTGCAAGCTCGCCGCGGCGTGCGCTGCTTCCCGCAGCTTCTCCAGGTCGGTGAACTTGGGGTTGCCCGGCGCGAGCTGCTCACGCACGGCCTCGTAGCCTTCGAGCGTGATCGGACGCAGCGCGTGGTGTCGGCCACGGTCGTCCTCGAACGCGAAGTAGTCGGCGGCGTCGGCGAGCACGCGATGCACTGGAAACTTGCGCGAGCGCCCGGCGAGGCTGAACCACACCACGGCCTTGTCCTCCAGGTCACGCTTGGGGGACACCGCTACGAACCCGCCCAGCTCGTCGGTGAGACACACGTCGTGCTGCTTCCAGTCGAACGGCATTTATTTCTAGTCCTCCGGTATCTCGTCATCGCCCTCGTCGACTTCCTCGTCTTCATCCTCCGATGGGGGCGACTTCACGAAGTCCTCGATGGGCACGCCGTTGATCTCCTTCGTGCCCTTGCGGCGCAGCTCGCGAAGCAGGTCGTCACGCTCGTTCGCCGTCTCACACCAGACGCCGCGGATCGACTTCGGCGGGATGCCCTTCTTGAACATGACCTCGTTGCCGGCGTTGGCGTTCCCACCCAGCATCTTCGGTGTCGTCCACCGACGACTGACATCACCGTTGTGCCCCGCGTCGCCGTACTCGTCGCACGGAAACGCCCACCAGTCGAGCCGGCCCAACTCGTCGGGGTCGATGATGAAGCGGAACTTACCATCGGTCCTAGAACGGTCGCGGTCGTTGCGCGTGATGCGCGTGAACACGCCATCGGCCCCGCCTGTGTTGAAGTCCTTGACCGTCGACATGCCCTTCGTGAACACGCCGTTCTGGTAGCGCGTGCTCGACGACATGAGCCCGTCCTCGGTGAGCATGCTGGCGATCACACCCTCGTCGGCATCCGAGTCGTGAATGAGCGCCTCCACGCCGGAGTCCTTGAACAGCTTGGCCTGCGTGGCGCTGCGCTGCGCGTCGTAGCCGAAGTAGACCTCCTCGCGCTTGGAGTCGGCCAGGATCTTCACCGCGTCCGGGTGCGCCGCAATGATCTCCTTCCACAGCTCGTCGACCTTCTCAGGCAAGAGATTGCCCGCCCGCTTGCCGGCGATGCCAACCGACGCCACGACCTTGGACGGGTCGAACTTCGACGCGATCTGCATCTTGCGCAGCGCCTCCACCGCGGCCGGGCTCGGCACCTCATGCGGGTCGGCTACGCCGAGCGACTTGAGCGCGTGCTCGTAGGCCGCGGTCGCCACCTTGGGGTCGCTGGTCTTGACGCGCAGCCGCACGAGGTTCCGCGTAGCACCCATGCTGGTGCCCATCTCCAGCGTGCCGGCGACCTTCTCACCGTGCGTGATGTTCACCGCAACCGACTTACCTGTGTTTTGCCAGGCTGGGTTCTTACTGTCGACCTCCAGCACGCCATCCTTGCCCGGCGTCATGCGCTTGAACTGGAACTCCTGCTCCTGCGCCGTTGGACCCATCGCTTTGCGTGCGACCTCTCCTGCACCAGCCGTCAGCTTGAACGTGAACTCGTAGTGCTCCACGCCATTCTCGTCACGCACCAGCCGGGTCTGGACGTTCTGCCCCTCGATGTCTCCAGCGTCGGCTGCGACCGCGAGCCCGTGCGCCGGCCGTGGTGCCGCCTTGATCTGCTCGGGTGAGATGGCTGCCGGCTTCATCGGCCGCTCGGCCGGCTTCACCGCGACTTCTACCGGCTCAGCTTCGCGGCGCGCGCTTATCTCACCCTTGAACGGCGTGCGCCGGCCACCCTGCCACACCCAGCCCGGCACACCCCAGCCAGGACGCCACGGCGCAAGCACCGCCCGGTCGTTAGGGCGGTTCGGTGGGTGCGTCCACTTCTGCCCGACCAGCGCAGTCGGCACCTCCGTCACACCGTTCACGGCCACCGGCGCAGTCGGCGGCATGACGAACTGCCCGTCGGGCGGTGCGACCTGCCCGTGCATGGCCACCGAGTCGACGGCCACGCGCGCGTCGAGCGGCTCGCCGGTCACGTCATCGACGTGCTCCGACCAGCGCATCATCATGTCCGGCAGCTCCTCGGCCACCGCCTTGATCCCGTCCGCGTGCGTGGCGTTGAACGCCCAGGCCAGCTCGGTGCGCGCGATGCGCTCGGCGCGCCACCACTCGCCGCCAGCCACGCCGACCAGGCGCGTCACGGCCTCGTGCGTGTTCTCGCCGGCCATGAGCGAGGCCGACAGCTCCTGCTCCATCCGGCGCACGGTGAGCGCGCCGTAGTTCTTCATCGACGACTCATGCGCCTGGAGCAGCGACGTGCGCCGGTTGTCGATGATGCCGCGGAAGCGTGCTGCCTGATCGATGGGCAGCGGAATGGCTGCGCCCGAGAAGTGCTGCTCCAGCCGCGTGATGTCGCGCGAGAGCGAGCGAAGCGCCTCGGTCTGCACCTCGCGTGACGCGGTGCCGAGCGCCGTGCCCAGCTTGCGCTCGATCTGCGCGACACCGATCTTGGCCTGCGCGAGCAGCACGCGCTGCTGGTGGGCGGTCATCGTGTCGCCGCGGCCAGCGAGAGCGGACAGCTTCTTCTCCAGCTCGGCCACGGCGTCGTTGTACATCCGCTTGAGCGCCTCAGCCCCACGCTGGTCGATCAGCCGGTCGAGCCGCTGCCGGCTCTCCTTGACGACGGCGCGGAACTCGGGCGCGGCCGGCACGGGCTACTCCCGGCCGTCGTGCATCCGAGCGATCTCGATGCGGACCAGCTCGACGTTCTCGGGCACCGGATCGCGGCCAATCTTCGAGGCCAGCGTGAACATGTCCACCCACTGCTGCGCGGTGAAACGCTCGACGCGCTCGGGGTCGCCGCCGGGTGCCTGGTCAGGCGGCCAGAACTCCAGGTCCACATCGCCGTTCGGATGGCGCAGGATGGAAGCGCCCGCGCGCACCTTGCGGCTCTTGGCGTGGTCGGTCACTTGTCGACCTCGGGCTTGGGTAAGCCGCGGTCGCGGCGCGGGTTGCCCTTGTCACCGGACGGCGTGACCTGGCTACTGTCGGTGCCCTCATCGCGCGCCTTCTCATGCACGGCGTCGTGGCACTCCTCGCACAGCGTGGAGATGTTGTTCGGGTCGTTCGAGTGGCCCTTCTTCGACAACCACTTCGACTCGACAATGCCGCCCTTGTGGTGCGGGCCGATGGCTTCCTGGCTCCCGCATTTCTTGCACTTCCACTTGTCGCGGCGGAACACGCCGAGCACGAGCGATGGCGGCAGCCCGCCCTTGGCGTCGGGCTTGCCCAGCGTCGCGCCGTTCTTCTTGGCCTCGGCGATGATCTTCTCGCGGATGCGCACGTCGTTCGGATCTTCCTCGTCCGCCTTCTGCTCGGCGTCCATGTCGCGCTTCAGCTTGACGTGCTTGGCGAGCACCTCCGACATCAGTCACCGACCCCGCCAGGCACCTGGATGATCGACCGCTCGGGGCCAGGGCC